CGATTATCATGAACCGAAGTTCAGTCAATCGTGGGTTCATGCGTGGACTCTACTATACGATGTACAAGGACGAAGAGCATCGTAATGTAACCTCAGGCCGTGAAGAAAAGTTCATGAAACCGATGCGACACAACACTCGCAAATACAAGACCACCAGTTACGATGCAGTCGGAGACAATGGAATTCCGATTCTTCACTCGACGCTTCAAGAGAACGATGTAGTGATTGGAAAGGTTGTGAATCTGCGCAACGATACTGCTGGATACACCTATCGTGATGCAAGCACTACACACAAGAACACAGAACCTTGCCGTATCGATGGAGTGTGGCAAGACAAGAACAGCGATGGCTATCCATTCATCAAAGTACGTGTGGTCTCTGAACGCGTGCCACAGATTGGAGACAAGTTCTCCTCTCGACACGGACAGAAGGGAACTGTTGGAATGTTGTTGGACGAAGAAGACATGCCCTTCACTGCGTCTGGATTACGACCGGACTTGATTATGAATCCTCACGCAGTTCCTTCGCGTATGACGATTGCACAGTTGATGGAGAACATCTTTGGAAAGGTCGGTGTGCGTAAAGGTACACTTGGAGATGGAACTCCGTACAGTCACTTGAAGGTAGAAGACTTGCGTAAACACATGTTGGAATTGGGACTGCATCCCTACGGCAATGAGATTCTCTACAACGGACAGACTGGAGAAATGATGCAGGCCGAAATCTTCATGGGACCTACCTTCTATCAGCGATTGAAGCACATGGTGATTGATAAGAAGCACAGTCGAGGTAAGGGACCGATTGTGAGCTTAACACGACAACCATGTGAGGGACGTAGTCGAGATGGAGGTCTTCGTGTGGGTGAGATGGAACGCGATTGCTTACTGAGCCACGGTGCCGCGGCATTCACGAAGGAACGCTTGATGGATGTATCTGACCCGTTTCCAACCGGTATCTGTAAGACCTGTGGAACACTTGCAGTGGTGAATGAAGAAGAGATGATATACTCCTGTGGAACGTGCGGCAACAAAACCGAATTCATCACGAAGACTATCCCCTATGCGATGAAGCTGTGGATGCAGGAATTAGAAGCGATGCATATTGTTCCTCGAATGGTTCTTCAGTGATTGGAGTCCTCCTGAGGATATGATAGAGTCCCCATGAAACGCAGCTTATGCAGATAACAAGTAACACAACAGATGAGCCTAGAGCTAACTCTTGGTCTTCGTCCATGAATGTTTAGCCGAGGCGTCCCTTAAACCCCCTTTTTTCCTACATCGTTCCTGAAAAAAACTTTCTTGCTTTGGAACATAACAACATGGGTGGTGGTCTTCTTCAACTTGTCAGCTACGGTGCACAGGACATCTATATCTCTGGTAATCCCCAGATTACCTTCTGGAAGGTGCTTTACAAGCGTCATACCAACTTCGCCATGGAATCCATTGAGGTTACCTTCAACGGCCAGGCAGACTTCAACAAGCGTGTCACAGCGGTTATCAACCGTAACGCCGACTTGATGTACCGAACATACGTCCAGGTTGTTCTCCCAGCAGTCGACCTCACAGCTGGTTCCACCAACTTGAACCGATTCCGATGGCTCAACTACATCGGTCACAGACTGCTCAAGGTCATTGAGCTCGAGATTGGAGGTCAACGCATTGACCGACAATATGGCGACTGGCTCCAAATCTGGACCCAGCTCTCCCAGGATGCAGGTACCATTGCAGCCCTCGATGACATGATTGGCAACACCCATGACCTCGTCCTCATGAAGGACCGCAAGGGTTATGCCTTGGATGCCTCTTGCGCTGGTGCTGAGCTCACCAACTCCTGCGCTCCCCGTGCCGGAACACCTGCCAAGACCCTCTACATCCCTCTCCAGTTCTGGTTCTGCAGAAACCCAGGTCTTGCTATCCCATTGATTGCCCTCCAGTACCACGAGGTCCGTATCAATGTTGAGTTCGAGCAATGGATTAACTGCTGCTACTATGAGCTCATCGGCTCCACTGCAGCCGCAACCTCCATCCAGTCCTTGACTGCTGCCTCCCTCTACATTGACTACGTGTATTTGGACACTGAGGAGCGACGACGATTCGCCCAGCAGACACACGAGTATTTGATTGAGCAGCTCCAGTTCACAGGTGCTGAGTCCATCACCTCCTCCTCCAACAAGATTCAGCTCAACTTCAACCACCCGGTTAAGGAGCTCATCTGGGTTGTCCAACGAGATTCCTTCGTTGACTGCACACCCAACCAGAACTTCATCAACGAGGTCAATGGATGCCAGCCATTCAACTACACAGATGACTTTACCACTGAGGGTATCGTCATGGATGTCCTCGCCCGTGGTTCCCTCGGTGGCGGTGCATCTACCACTGTCGTCCCCACAACAACTGGCGATGGTCCTTCAGGTCCTTACCTCCCAGGTGTCGGTATCGCTGTCGGTCCTTCACTTGCCGGTGCCTCTTGGTTGGATTCCATCTCCGATGCAGGCGACGAAGTCTTTGCAGACACCACCAACTACCTCCTCGCCAAGGTTATCCTCGATTCTGGTGTCCGATGCTCAGGCAAGAACCCAGTCGAGGTTGCCAAGCTCCAGCTCAACGGCCAGGACCGATTCACGGAACGCGAGGGCCGATACTTCGACCGCGTTCAACCTTACCAACACCACAGCCGCACCCCTCAGGTCGGTATCAACGTGTACTCCTTCGCACTCAAGCCAGAGGAGCACCAGCCATCCGGCACATGCAACTTCTCCCGTATCGACAAGGCCACCCTTCAGCTCACGGTGTCTGTCAACACGGTCCGCTCTGGCCGCACGGCCCAGGTGCGCGTCTACGCGGTGAACTACAACGTTCTCCGAGTTATGTCAGGCATGGGCGGTCTTGCATACTCCAACTAAACGTGACGTAGTGTAATACATTAAATAAGTAACAACAAGGGGAAACCCACCACTGTGTTTGGAAACCCAACAACAGTGGTAATGTTTTTATACTAGTTTCTCATCCATTAATTGTTAAAAATCCACGATGAACGATAGCATTCTGTGGGTGGAATTATCAAATCGTTATACAGATGTGCAAGGTCATTGCGAACGAAAATCAAGTTGCCTGTATGGCATATCAAAGTATAATCCTTTGAAAGACCTAGATTCATCATTGGACTAAACGCAGTTCCTTCTTTTCCAGGTCCATGAATATGAGTTTCATTCAAGGGTGAGATGGATGAGTTAATCTCAATAATCACTATCTTTGGAGTATATTGTTCAACTGCACTCCATACCTGATAGTCATAGGAATCAATGTCAATGCTCAAGATATCAAAATCAGTGGGAATAGGAGTTGTAGCTAGAATGTTGTCTAATATAGTGTCTCCTTCAAATCCAACCATTGCATGAATGGGGATGATGGAAGGATACTCCTGACAGGTCTTCAATAAGAGCTGAAAGTAATCCTCACGCCCTTCAATGTAGACTGCATTGTATCCTTCTTGGACTAGCTTGAAGGTGTTGGAACATTCCTTTCCATCCCAAGCTCCGAACTCACAGAGCCACTTGCTAGGATTTTGAATTCTTCGAAGAAGCTCTTGGAAAATACCATCCTCACCATTTTGGCTAAACACATTCTTGCGTAACGCAAGTGCAGGCACAGAACGCTTGATGAAATATGCAGGACCGTCCTGTTCAGAACCATGGATGAAGGGTAGTTGACATACAGGATTATATGTAAAGTATTCTTCGCATGCCTTCCTACAACCTGAAAGAGCCCAATCGTCTATGATGAGAATACCCCCATCATTGAGGAGAGGGAACAGTTCACTTAAACTCACTTTGGTTGATTCGTATAAATCTCCATCCAAACGAAGAAGTGCAATACCTCCTATGCGTTGAAATACACTGCGATAGTAAGACAGTGTATTCTGAAACCAACCCTTAACAAGCACTACATTGTCACACTTGTTTCCAGTCCAACGGTTTAGATTGTCTCGAACCGATTGATAGCTATGAACTGTCACTCCAGAACTCTTTAGAAGCTCATTTACATTGTTGTACGGAACCATGGGATTCGCTCCTATCCCTGGCTGTACCGAGTCATTGACAGACGCAATTGGGATACCTTCGAACGAATCAAATCCGTAAATCCATCGTGAAGACCCAACTACATCCAACATCGCACCTAGTTGAGCACCTGCTGCAACTCCACATTCTACAAAAGCACCTGGAACACCACGAGTCACCACTTGCTGCGCATAGTATTTTGTATTCTCAACTGTATTGCGCGAAGAATAGGCTCCATCATAATAAGACATGTTTATAGATACTCAATCGAGTTCGTATTAAATACCTTTTTGGGGTGAAAACAACTTACCGGAAATCATGGTTGTTACTATACAACACGATGGTAAAAGCCTTTTCGTTCTGCCTGTATAACCCTCCAAATCCGCTGTATTACACAGGTCTCTTGGAAAACATTGAATTGATTCAAAAATACTTCCCTGAAGCCTACACATTTGTCTACATTGGGAACGATGTGCCCGATGAGTTCGTGATTGAACTTCGGGTTCGGAAGAATGTCGTGCTTCGATTCACGAAAGAAACGGGTCCAGCCAATATGATTCACCGATTCTTTGCGATTGATGAACCTGAAGTGGATGTGATGTTTTGCCGTGATGCGGATAGTCGAATTCACTGGAAGGACCGATGGGCTATCAAGGAGTTTCTCAATCATCCTACTGCAAAGTTCCATTCCATTCGAGACAATCCAGAACACGCAACTGCAGTGATGGGAGGGCTTTGGGGTATGAAGAAAATGGACGGGATTCACATCCAAAGCTTGTATCTCGAACATAAAGCCTCAGACCCAAAGGGACATGGAATGGGATTAGACCAGGACTTTTTGATTGATTGCGTGTATCC